TTTCCAGGCATCAAATCCAAGCTGGATGAGGTCTACAAAAAGCAGGACGACCAGCGCAAACAAACGCTGGAAGACCAAGGCCAATGGAAAGACCTGTGGGAGGAAGCCAATAAAAGCGCCCAAGAAAAGGACACGCAAATCAGCGCACTGGAGCGTCAGTTGGCAGACCTAAAGGTCTCCAACGAAGAGGCTTCCATGCGTACAAAAGCGTTATCCGCAATCAGCCAAGCCGGTGCCATCAACGCCGAGCAAATGCTTTTGCTGGTACAAAAAAACCTGCACAAAAAGGACAACGGCGACGTTGTAATTTTGGATAAGGGTGTCGAACAAGATATTACTAACTACTTAGGCAATTTAAAGAACCCTGGTTCAGGTTTTGAGCACCACTTTAAGCCCAGCAGCGCCGCTGGCATGGGAGCCAAGCCGACACCAAATTCTGTTATTGCCCCTGGGATGCCCAATCCATTTAAGGCCGGTAGTATTAACATAACGAGACAAATGCAACTAAAAGCAGAGGAGCCCGAACTTGCAGCTGTGCTGGAAAGGGAAGCTTCTTTGTAGCCCCGGTGGGGCGTGTCTCACCAAGTCCGTGGCTTGGACCCCGCACACACCTTTAACGTTGGTTTTCTAAGATGGCCGCACCATTTCAGAATTATTCCGGCGGTGTCCTACTCGCGGACATCGTAAAGAGGAATAATCTCAGCACCTATGTGTCTGAGGCAGTAAAAGAGCGCAGCTTGTTCATCAAGTCTGGCGCTGTTGTTCGTAATCCATTGCTGGATGCCCGCGAAGGCGGCACCCGCATTCAGGTGCCCGAATTCAATCCTGTATCTCCAACTGAGGAGATCATGGACGGTACAGCTACGTGGGGCACAAGCAGCGGTGGTTACCTGACTCCCCAAAAGATCGGCACCGGCACCCAGATTGCTTCCATTTGCCATCGCGGTTTCGCGTATGCAGTGGACGACATTGCGATGTTGGCGGCGGGTGAAGACCCAATGCTCCACATCCGCAACCAGCTTGCCGATGCAATCAACAAGCTGAACAGCGCCCGTCTGTTCTCACAACTTTCGGGTTTGTTTGGGACAGCATTGTCTGCCCATTCTTTGGACAAGGCAGTTGCTGCAACTTCAGGACAAACCGAAGCCAATTTCCTGACTGCGGCAAACGTAGCTGAAGCCCGTTCTGCACTCGGCGAGCGTGGCGATGAGCTGGACACCTTGATTGTCCACCCATCCGTTGGTTTCTACCTGTACCAAATTGGTCTTCTGACCTTTAGCACCTCCGCCTTGGCCGCTGCTGGCGCAGTGACCTGGGGCGGTGGCGGCGTCGGCGTCGGTGCTCGCAGCATCGGCGAGTTTGCAGGCTGCAACGTGATCATGGATCCACAGGTCAACACTGTGATCCCTGGAACGTCAGGCGACGTGAAGGAGTTCCGTTGCTACCTGATGCGCGGGGGTTCAATTCTGGAAGGCGTCCAGCAGGATCTGCGTATTGAAGCAGACCGCAACGTGCTCTCGAAGCAAGACGTGCTTTCTGTGGATTACCACACCGCGTATCACGTGATGGGCACCAAGTGGACCAGTGCTGGTGACAACCCCACCAACGGCACTCTGGCCACCGCTGGCAACTGGTCAGCCACCTACGACATCGACCTGATCCCAATGGTCGAGATGATCGTCAACAGCCCATTGGACACCAGCGCAATCGCGTGATACGTCCAGCAAAAGCTGATACTGCCCCGCTTCGGCGGGGTTTTTTATTGGGCTAAAATCAAAGAAAGTATCCCTGCAGTCTTGTGGCCGCAACAATTGATGCCACATTAAAGGGCGCAAATTCCAACAGCTTTGTGACGCTGGCGGAAGCAAACGCCTATTTCGAGACCGTTCCAAGTTCTTCAACTTGGGACGACAAAACTGACGACCAAAAAAACCGCGCCATCATCAGCGCAACCCGCTGGATCGACGTACTCAACTTTTACGGTGACCGTTGCGACAATGGCCAAGCACTGAGCTGGCCGCGCAACAACTACCACGTTGACCGGGTAGAACTTACATGTTCCACCATCCCAGCGGACATCAAATACGCCACCTACGAGCTGGCGCGTGCGTTAGCAAACGACACCGATGCCGTCACGGGGAACACGGGAACCGAAGGTTTGTATGAAGAAGTCGAACTAGGTGAACTAAAGGTGAAGTACAACACAGATAGCCAGGCAACTGGATCTGTGAACAACATTTTTGATGTCTACCCGTGGTTACAGTCTTACCTTGGAGCCTTCACCTTGGGCGGTTCTGGGGGTTATCAAGTGCGCGTTGTTAGAGGATGAAATGTCAAGAATAGACGACACGTTTTCGCCGATTCCAGCCCAAATCTTTAATGACTGGGGCCAGGACATCACGTACATCAAGACCACTACACCCCGCGCCTACGACCCCACCACAGGGGCTGTGACTGGAGCGGACGTCACTGTGACGGTAAAGGGCATCATCAGCCGCCTTACCCCACGGGAATCGGAAGGCTTGTACCAAACCACGGACGTAAAAATTTTGATTGGTACGGCAGAGCTTGGCGATTATTACCCAACAGAAGCGGATCGTGTGCAGTATCCACAGGCAGGCGAAACCCGCGAAGCCAAGATCATCAACATCTTGACCTATCGTGGTGACAACCCGGTGTACCACACCCTGATCGTGAGGCCACAATAATGGCAAAGGATTACAAGCAGTTTTTAGTTGATATAGACCGTTGGGTAAACGGCATTTTGTCCACGGACATTCGCGAGGCTGCGGAACAAACAGTTAAGGAGTTACAGGAAGCCGGTCCAGTTTGGTCAGGGGAGTTTGCAAACTCTTGGGTTATCGAGACATCAGGGGGATCGAAGTCCGGTGGTTCGGGCGCAAAAACAGCACCGCAACCCGTTGTCGGTCCTTTTTTGAGCGGTGCGGAACTCTACAGAAAGCCTGAAGTCAAATACACCATTTACAATGTTGCGCGGCACGCAGGCGTTGCCATTGATTACGAGCAAGGAAAATTTTTTCGCCCAAAAGATTTTCCAGAGCCACTTCAAGAAGACTTAAATCCAGGCATGATTAAGTACGGTAAAAGAAGCGCAAGCATTCGCGGTAATGTAGATGAATCCGGTAAAGGCAACACCAGCACCGCCCCATTGGACTGGTACAACAATTACTTAGAAGGTGGGGGCATCGATAGGACAATTAAAGTGGCAATGGATCGAGCCTTTAGGAAATTTCCGCGATGAACTACCAAGCGATCCGGGCATCAATGGAAAACCCGTTACTGACGGCGTTTAACAACCTGTCCCCTGCAGTGCCGGTGTACTTCGACAACATCACTGCAGTTCCACCAAACACAACCACCGAGTATGTCCGCATCAACGTCACGTTCGGTTTAACCAACGAACCAACACTCACCTCTAGCTTAGATAATGCCCGTGGAGCGTTAGTGATCCGTTTGTTTACAGAAAAGGGGCGTGGTCCGGCCCGCAATCAAGAATTGGTAACAACTGCTGTGAACGTATTAGAGACTATTAACGACACGGCCAAAGCTACTACAGGTGTGTTCGTAAAATTGGGTGAAATAAACGGCCCAACTTTTTCAGCTACTGAAGAATCACCACATTTTATGGGCCGCATTGACACCGGCTATGTAGCAACTGTACTGACTTAAATAGGCGCTAACCTGTAATAAGCCGGGCAGTGCCCGCAGAGACCTTTAATTTTTGGCGTACCAATGGCCACCACCGTTCTGTCCGGCACTTCAGGTGCCCTCTACTACAAACCTGCCGGTACTACAGATACGTTTGCCGAAACAGACGTAAATGTAGGTACTGACACGATCACCGTGAAAACCTATCTGAACTTCAAGGCAGGTGACCCAGTGCAATTCAGCGTTGTAAATACTACAACGCACTCGGCTGGCAGTGGAACACTTCCAAGTGGTCTTTCAGCTGCCACAACCTTTTACGTCAGTAGCTACGACGCTGCAACTGGAGCACTTCAGGTTTCCGCAACCGATGGCGGTTCTGCCGTAACGCTGTCAGATGACGGCACAGCTGTATCTCCAAATGCCTTCCAGGTTGCTTATGACTCCTACACGGTCATCGGTCAAGTAAGGGACTGGAATTTCGAGATTACTAGGGCAGAGCTTGACGTTACAAGCATCGGCCAAACCCCTGGCCAGTACGTGCCTTTCCGTACTTACATCTCCGGCTTCGGCGATGGCACGGGAAGCGCAACAATCTACATGACCGATAACGACGCTTCTTTTGGTAACCGCATTGTAGACGACGTTCTCCAGCGCAATCAAACAGGTGCAGGTTTTAAGCTTTACACCAACGAGGTGTTCAGCGGTGGCACCGTAAGCGACGCGCTCAGTAGTTCAATTGAATTCGACGCAGTGCTTACTTCTGCAAGCATGAATGTCAACCCTGATGATGCCCAATCAGTGGCTGTGAACTTCAGGCCATCCAGCACCCCAGTGTTTGACTTCAGCGCAAGCTCATAGGTTAATCCTTATTAAGTAAGAAAACCCCGGCAAAAACCGGGGTTTTTTATTGCGCTACGCTAGATTGAATTTAAGTCAATGTAGTATTTATGGCTGGGACACTTCGCCCAATCGACCGCCTGCGTAAAGCGGCAAACTTGCAGCCAGTAAAACGCGAAGTCGAGATTTCCGATGGCTCAGTATTTGAGATGTGGGTAACGCCTATGACAATGGCGGAACGAGAACGCGCCCAAAAGCAAGCAAAGTCCGACGACGCTGGCGCGTTCGCACTGCAACTACTGCTGTCTAAAGCCCAAGATGAAAACGGCAAGCGTTTGTTTTCAGCTGGTGAAATCGACGTTTTAAAGAACGAGGTGAAGGACAAAGACCTGCAATCTTTAATGCTTGCTGTTCTTCAAGACGATGAAGAGCCAATGGACCCAAAATCCTAGTTGCGGAACTTCGTAAAGACAACTGGCTCATGTTGCAATTTGGCGTGGCCAAGGAGCTTGGCATGAGCTTGTCTGAAGTCCGCACCACAATGACAGCCGAAGAGCTAATTGGTTGGAGCGCCTATTTCCGGATCCTTAATGAGGACCAAGAAAAACAAATGGAAAAAGCCCGCCGCCGA